CTTGCCGAAAGTGTAGAGTTTGAAAGTGAAGAAACTTATCGTGAAAAATTGGAGACCCTGAAAGAATCGTATTTCGCTTCTAAGCCACAGACTCCACAAGCAAAGTCCGAAACCCTTTCTGAAGGTGTTGATTCTTCTGGATCTGAGTCTTACTCTAATTCAATGGCAGCATACCTGAGAACTATGGGATCTTTTGGTCTTAGCAATAACTCCTGAATTTATTATCAATTCAAACGTAAAATTCCACTAATTAAAAGGTAAAAGCAAATGTTCCATTCAGAGCATCTGCAGGAAAAGTGGGCACCTCTTCTTAACCATGAGGGTTGCGAGAAAATCTCCGACAATCATCGCAGAGCTGTCACTGCTGTCCTGCTCGAAAACCAAGAAAAGTTTTTAAAAGAGCAATCCGCATTTGAGCATGGCGGAATGCTGACCGAAGGACCAAACATGTCTGCTGGTGCTGACGGTTATCAAGGTGGTCATACCGCAAATACTGCTGCTGGTTTTGACCCCGTTCTGATCTCCTTGATCAGACGCTCTATGCCTAACCTGGTCGCTTATGATCTGGCAGGTGTTCAGCCTATGTCTGGACCTACTGGACTCATCTTCGCGATGCGCTCCAAGTATCAGACTTCAAGCGGAACTGAGGCATTCTTCAACGAAGCAGATACCGCATTCTCTGGTCAGGATTCCGACTTCAACAACACCGCTGGCATGACCGGCGCTGCAGTTGGTATGGGTACAACTACACAAGCAGGTAGCAACCCTGGTCTCCTGAACCCAACCGCATCTGCATCCGAAGAAGGATACAATGTCGGTCAGGGTATGCGTACCGACAACGCAGAAAACCTGGGTGATGGCACCGAAGGTGAATTCAACCAGATGGCATTCTCAATCGAGAAGGTCACCGTTACTGCTAAGTCTAGAGCACTGAAGGCTGAGTACTCCTTAGAACTCGCACAAGACCTCAAGGCAATCCACGGTCTGAATGCTGAAGCGGAATTGGCAAACATTCTCTCTACTGAGATTCTTGCTGAAATCAACCGCGAAGTCATCAGAACCATCTATAAGACTGCTGAGCAAGGTGCTGTTAACAACACCGCAACTGCTGGTCAGTTCGACCTCGACGTTGACTCCAACGGTCGTTGGTCTGTTGAGAAGTTCAAGGGTCTTCTGTTCCAAATCGAGCGTGATGCTAACGCAATCGCACAAAGAACTCGTCGCGGAAAGGGCAACGTCATCCTCTGCTCCGCAGACGTTGCTTCTGCTCTGACCATGGCAGGCGTACTCGATTACACCCCTGCACTCAACGCTAACCTGAACGTTGATGACACCGGTAACACATTCGCTGGTGTTCTCCAAGGTAAGTATCGTGTATACATCGATCCTTATTCTGCAAACACCGGAACTGGCACCTCTGACCAGTATTACGTTGTTGGTTATAAGGGTACTTCACCTTATGACGCAGGTCTGTTCTATTGCCCATACGTTCCTCTCCAGATGGTTCGTGCAGTTGGCGAGAACACCTTCCAGCCAAAAATTGGCTTCAAGACGCGCTACGGCATGGTTGCTAACCCCTTCGCACAGGGCGATGCACAAGGTCTTGGCGCACTCACCACTAACGCTAACCGCTACTACAGAAGAGTTCGCGTTAAGAACCTCATGTGATTCATACTCACAAGAGTTAAGCAGAGGGTCTTCGGACCCTCTTTTTTTATGCTAAATATTTAAAAAACAATGGCATATGTATCCCCCATTGAGAATAGGAACTTTTTAGCACCTACAGGGTTTATATTCAGAATTGATAGAATTCCACAAGTATCATATTTTTGTAACCAAGCAAATATTCCCTCAATGGATTTGGGAATTGTTATTCAACCTTCTTATCTTAAAGATGTTCCTGTTCCTGGAGATAAGATTGAGTTTGGAGATTTATCAGTTAGATTTTTAATTGATGAAAATTTTGGAAACTATATGGAAATTCAAAAGTGGATTCGCGGTTTAGGTTTCCCAGATAGTTTAAAAGAGTTTAATGACTTTGAGTCTCAAATAACTCTACCAAATAGTATCGATACTATTTTTGATGGGCAGGGTGATAATATCTATTCTGATGGTGTTCTACAGATACTAAGCAGTGATAATATTCCTAAGTTTCAGGTTAACTTTAAGGATCTTTTTCCTTATTCAATATCTACATTAACGTTTGATGCTACTGATACTGACATTGAGTACTTTACAGCAGAAGTATCTTTCAAGTATACTAACTATATCATAACAAATACTAGAGGACAAGATTTATGAGTTTTGATCTTGATTTAATTCAAGATATGTGGGAGAAAGATTCAAAAATAGACCCAGATAATTTACACAATGAGTCTTTGGAGATTCCATCTCTCCACGCAAAATATTTTGAAATATATAATACAATCTTTCTGTTAAGAAAAAAAGCAGAGCAACAGCGTAAAAATATTCGCCATGAACGCTATGAGTATTTTAGCGGTAAAGCAGATCCGGATGTTTATATCGAAAATCCTTTTCCCAAAAAAATTAGAGATAAAGACACCATGCAAAAATATTTAGATGCAGATGAGAAACTCTCAGGTGTTTCTCTAAAGATTGATTATTATGATACAATGCTAGTGTATATTGAGAGTATACTTAAACAGATAAGCAATCGCACTTACCATATTAAGAATGCGATTGAGTTTATGCGTTTTAATGCAGGATTAGGATGATGAACGAAGAGTCTGAGTATTATCAAATAGAATTGCCGATCCAGGCAGTTCGTATTATACATACCGGTCTTTCACAAGCTGTAGATAAATGGTCTGGTGGTTCTCCAGAGGAGCAAGAGGATCTAATCTCTATGAGAGATCATTTTTATAGAATCATGTTGGAACATAGGTTTACAAATATGTAATAAATAATTTTAGATGAATGGATTTATGTGATCAATACATCAGCAAATCTTGTTATATCTAAGTCCAACGAAGTATTTTTAAAAATTAATACAGAACCTCATATTGAGTATGAACTTAGAGATCATTTTAAGTTCGAAGTTCCTAATGCAAAATTTATGCCACAGTATCGTGGTAGGAATTGGAATGGGGAAATTCATTTATATGATATGAGATCCAAACAGATTTATGTTGGTCTGCTGGATAAAATTGTTAATTTCTGTGAGCAATACGGTTATAGTTATAAATTTGAAGATAATAAATTTTACGGCACTCCATATGAGGAGAATGAAGAGATTTCATTTGAGGGTGTCAAGGATTATATGAATTCCATTTGTGTTCATACTCCCAGGAAGTATCAAATTGAGGGAGTATATGGTGCCCTAAAGCATAATAGAAAATTATTGATATCGCCCACTGCAAGCGGCAAATCTCTAATGATTTATTCTCTAGTAAGATATTATGTTGATAAAGGACAAAGAATTCTTTTAGTTGTTCCGACGACATCTCTCGTAGAACAGATGTATAAAGACTTCCTTGATTATGGTTGGGATGCTGATTCATACTGTCACCGAATCTATTCTGGCAGAGAGAAACACACTGATGCTCCAGTAACTATCACTACCTGGCAATCTATCTATAAGTTAGAGAGATCTTGGTTTGAGAATTACAATGTAGTCATTGGTGACGAAGCTCATTTATTTAAGAGTAAGTCTCTCATTGCGATTATGACCAAGTTACATCATGCAAAGTATAGATTTGGATTTACGGGAACATTAGACGGCACACAAACGCATAAATGGGTGTTAGAGGGAGTCTTTGGTCCTTCATATAAAGTTACTAGAACAGAAGAATTAATGAGACAAGGACATCTGTCTCAGTTAGATATTCAATGTCTTGTTCTGAAACATCCACCAAGAAAATTTGATATATTTGAAGATGAAATACAATATTTAATTACTCATCAACAAAGAAATAATTTTATTACTAATCTTTCATTAGATATGAAAGGTAATACTTTGGTGTTGTTTGCCAGAGTAGAAGCACATGGGCAGGTTCTTTTTGATAAGATAAATAAACAAAAGAAAGATAACCAAAAAGTATTTTTTGTCCACGGTGGAGTTGATACTGAGACCAGAGAATTAGTCAGAGAAATAACTGAAAGAGAAACCAATGCTATTATTGTTGCCTCTTATGGAACTTTTTCTACAGGTATTAATATTAAAAATCTCCATAATGTTATCTTCGCCTCACCTAGTAAATCAAGAATCAGAAATCTTCAAAGTATTGGAAGAGTTCTTAGAAAAGGAAAAGACAAAGTAAAAGCAACTCTATATGATATTGCTGATGATTGTTCAACTACTACAAAAAGAAATTATACTCTTAATCATTTTATAGAAAGAATTAAAATTTATAATGAAGAAAAGTTTAACTATGAATTTATTACGATACAACTTAACGGAGGAATATGATAGAAGACGATTTTTATGCAACTCTCAAATTTGAGAACGGAGAGGAAATCTTTGCTAAGATAGCAGCCTCAGAAGAACAAGATAGAACTATGTTAATAATTTCTAATCCTGTTATGGTTAAAGAAATTAAATCAAGAGCAGATAATGTAGTTGGTTATAAATTAGAACCTTGGTTAAAGACTACTTCTGAAGATATGTTTATAATCAATATTGATAAAGTTCTTACTTTATCTGAATCTTCTGATATTCAAATGATTATGATGTATCAAGACTATGTTAGAAATGGTGGTAAAGAAAATGTAAATGGTTCTTCCAAGATAGATCGAAAGATGGGATATCTTTCTAATGTAAATGATGCAAAAGAAATACTAGAGAAGATCTATAAGAGGTCTAAAGAATCTAAGTAATGTATAGCTAACTCTTCAAACCCAACAAAGGTATTCTACACATGGTTTGAATACTTGTCAAGTGTTTGTAGTGATGATATAATATATACATTATGATGAAAACTTATGGTAGGCACTATAATGACCAAAAGAAAAAGGTCAGAACATTATGTTAATAATAAAGAATTTCTTGCGGCACTTGTTGATTATCGTAGTGAAGTTGAACGAACCTTTATTGCTAAGTATGGAAGAGAACCTACAAAGCAAGATCGATCGCAAAGATGGGATACTAAACCTCCTATTCCACGTTACATAGGAGAGTGTTTCTTAAAGATTGCTAATCACTTGTCCTTTAAACCAAACTTTGTCAATTACATCTTCAAGGATGATATGATATCTGATGGTATTGAAAATTGTGTTCAGTATATTCATAATTTTAATCCAGAGAAATCTCAAAATCCTTTTGCATATTTCACACAAATTATTCACTACGCATTTCTTCGCAGAATTCAAAGAGAGAAGCGTCAGTTAGATATTAAGAATAAGATTATTGAACGATCAGAGTACAGCGAAGTCTTTGATGATAATAACACCCTTGACGGATCGAACTACAGCGACTACAATAGTATCAAGGATGCTGTTCATTCAAAACTTCGTTATCAATGAAAATTGCGATCATTACCGATCAGCACTTTGGTGCCCGTAAGAATTCAAAATTATTCCACGATTATTTTCTAAAGTTCTATAACGATATCTTTTTTCCAACCCTAGAGAAAGAAGGTATCACTACTGTTGTAGATATGGGTGATACCTTTGATAGTCGTAAAGGAATTGATTTCTCCGCACTTTCTTGGGCAAAGGATAATTACTATGACAGACTCCAGGAAATGGGAGTCACTGTTCATACTATTGTTGGTAATCATACTGCATATTATAAGAATACAAATAATGTTAATGCAGTTGATTTACTTCTTCGGGAGTATAAAAATGTAATTGTATATTCAGAAGCAACGGAAGTTAAACTTGATAAATTGGGAGTAGTATTTGTTCCTTGGATTAACAAGGAGAATGAAGAGCAGACCTTAAAACTAATTAAAAAGACCAAGCATACTTGTGCTATGGGTCATCTTGAACTCAGTGGATTTAGAGCACATAAGAATGTTGTGATGGACCATGGTATGGATAAAGATGTATTCTCTAAGTTTTCTACTGTATTCAGTGGTCACTATCACACAAGGTCTGATAATGGAAAAATCTACTATCTAGGTAATCCATATGAGATGTTTTGGAATGACGTAAACGATCCTAGAGGTTTTCATATCTTTGATACAGATACGAAAGAATTGTCGCCAATCAACAATCCATATCGGATGTTTTATAATCTATACTATGATGATGAATCTCATCAGATGGTAGATACGACTTCATATGAAAATAAAATCGTGAAGGTTATTGTTAGAAACAAACCAAGAGTCAAAGAGTTTGAAAAAGTCATTGACAAACTTTATGCTACTGGTGTTGCTGAACTTAAGATTGTAGAGAACTATGATTTTGGTGGATGGTATGGCGATGAAGAATTTTCTGCAATGGAATCTGAAGACACTCTTTCTATCTTAGATAGATATATTCAGGAGGCAGAAATAACGCTTGATAAATCTAAGATTCGGAGTATTATGAGAGAAACTTATCAAGAGGCATGTGAGATGGTGTAATGTTTATTTTAACGATTTTAGGAAAAGAAACTGACGGTGCGTATTCAGTTGCAAATGAAGATGGAGAAGAAGTTCTCTATATCTTTGAAGAAGAGGATGATGCCTCTCGATATGCTATGATGCTGGAAGAGTCTGGTAGTCCAGAAATGCATGTCATTGAAGTTGATGACAAAGCAATGATAGAAGCTTGTGTAACACATGATTATACTTACACAATCATAACCCCTAATGATATTGTGATTCCCCCTGACACTGAGCATGATTTTATTTAAAAGTATTCGTTGGAGAAATTTTCTAAGTACTGGTAATCAGGATACTGTTGTTGATTTTACGGAAAATAATACCAATTTAATTATTGGTTCTAATGGAGCAGGTAAGAGTACCATTCTGGATGCTCTTACTTTTTCTTTGTTTGGGAAACCATTTCGTAAGATTAATAAACCTCAGTTAGTTAACTCTACCAATGAAAAAGATTGTGTGGTTGAGGTTCAGTTTACTATTGGTAATACTTTTTGGGTTGTCGTTCGGGGTATCAAACCAAACACTTTTACTATTTCTAGAGATGGTAATACACTAGATCAACATGCATCTACCAATGATCAACAGAAGTGGTTTGAGCAGAATGTAATCAAAATGAATTATAAGTCTTTTACTCAAATTGTAATTTTGGGTAGTAGCACGTTTGTCCCTTTTATGCAACTGACTACGAACAATCGTAGAGAAGTAATTGAAGACCTTTTGGATATTCGTATCTTCTCTACAATGAATAGTGTCATCAAAGATAAGATTCGTGCCCTGCGAGAAGATATCAAAGTCTATGAGTTGAAGAAAGAGTCTTTGATTGAAAAGGTTTCGATGCAAGAAAACTTTATCGAAGAACTTGAGAATCGTAGTAAAGAAAATATCAAAGAAAAGGAGGATAAGATTGGTCAGATTCTTGTGGAAGAAAACGATCTTATGAACAGTAACTCTTTCATTGAGGAAGACATCTTTAAACTCAATAAAGAAATTGAAGATGTAACTGGTGCCACTGAAAAACTTCGCACACTTGGAAACTTAAAGGGCAAAATTTCTAACAAAGTATCTACGATTACTAAAGAACACAAATTTTTTACACAAAATACGGTCTGCCCTACTTGTACACAGTCGATTGAAGAGACCTTTAGAATAAATAAGATTGAGGACGCTCAAAGTAAAGCAAAGGAGTTGCAATCTGGTTATAAAGAACTGGAGGAGGCAATCAAAAAAGAAGAAGAGCGAGAGCGTCAATTCACTATTCTATCGAAGGAGATTTTAACCCTCAATAATGGTATTTCTAAAAACAATACTAAGATCGCTGGTTGTCAAAGACAAATCAGAGATTTGGAATCGGAAATTCAAAGAATTGCCGACCAACTTGCAAATAGAAATGTTGAAAATGAAAAGTTAACATTCTTCAAAAACAACTTAAAAGAAACATACGAAGAACTTGCTAAGAACAAGGATACAATTCAGTATTATGATTTTACGTATGGATTATTAAAAGATGGTGGAGTTAAGACTAAAATCATTAAGAAGTATCTACCGCTGATAAATCAGCAAGTCAACCGTTATCTTCAGATGATGGACTTCTACATCAACTTCACACTTGATGAAGAATTCAATGAAACTGTCCAGTCCCCTATTCATGAAGATTTTTCTTATGCTTCCTTCAGTGAAGGAGAGAAGATGAGAATCGATTTAGCACTTCTCTTCACCTGGCGCGAAGTAGCAAAGATGAAGAACTCTGTTAATACCAATCTGCTTATTATGGATGAGGTATTTGATAGTTCTTTGGATGGATTTGGAACAGATGAATTTTTAAAGATTATTCAGTATGTTATCAAAGATGCAAATATCTTTGTGATCTCTCATAAAACGGGTCTTGAGGACAAGTTTGAAAGTGTCATACGATTTGAGAAAATAAAAGGTTTTTCGCATAAGGTCCAATAAAAGGACAGAACCATGCAACTCAAAAACTGGCAGCATCACAGCAAAAAGGAACAGAAACGCAAACTGAAACCACAGGCACTTCGTCAACGTAAAGAAGCATTGAGATACCTCAAGAAAATGTTAAATGTAACAAGAACTACATAAAGTTAGCATACGCTAACTATATAGTGTAGAACTTTAAGGAGAGACTAAATGTAACTAAAATATTTGTTATATTTTTATTAAGTCCCCGAAAAGTGTAATGGAGGACATCATGCACAATCTCATTTCATATAATCAGTTAGCGGGTTGGAAACAAAGTATCGATAACTTGAATGCTACAGTAAGTAAAGCAATAGAGGAATCTGATTCACTAAACGACTATTACAACTGCCTAATTGAATGCGATGAAAAACAATCGACTTGTAAACGAATTTGCAGGAGCATATTAACTTAGACCACTTAAAAAACTGTCACTGAGGGACCCCGGCGTGAGCTGGGGTTTAGTAGTATAGGTCCATACGAGACAAACCCATGAAGCACGAAGTCAAGTCACAGCTTGCCAAACTCCTTGCTACTGAGGATCTGGTGGTTGAGCACCGCTTTGTTGAGACAGCACAATTCAATGTCAATACCCGTGTTCTTACCCTGCCTCGCTGGGAGCGAGCAAGTAACATGGTTTATGACCTATTGGTCGGTCACGAAGTTGGACACGCACTGTTCACTCCCGACCAAGATTCACCTAAAGGTATTCCCCACTCTTTCGTGAACATCGTTGAAGATGCGCGTATTGAGAAACTGATGAAACGTAAATATCCTGGTCTGAGTAAGACTTTCTTCAAGGGTTATTCTGAACTTTCTGATCAAGATTTCTTCTGCCTTGAGGGTGAAGACATTAGTAAGATGACCCTTGCCGACCGTGCGAATCTTTACTTCAAGATTGGTAACTACGTTGATATTCCTTTCTTTAACTTTGATGAAAGTAATATCGTCAAGATGATTGCTGATGCAGAAACCTTTGCTGATGCTTGTCTTGTAGCAGAGATGATGTATGCTTATGACAAGAAATCAAAAGAAGAAGAACAGAAGCAAGATGTTCAGATGCCTGCTCCTTCTTCTGAAGGTCAATCTGGTGGTAGCAATGAGAGTGAAGAAAAGAAAGAAGATGGAGAAGTTGATGATAGTCAAGAAACAGAATCTAAGCAGGGTGAATCTGAATCATCTGAACAGTTAGGTGATGGTGAAAAATCTGACAATGCAGGTGCTTCTGCTGAACCTGAAGTAAAGACTGTTGATAGTCTTGATGAGAGTCTGCGTGAATTGATTTCTAATCATGGTGGTGAGAACATCTATGTTGAATTGCCAAAGGTAAATCTTGATACTGTTGTTGCTAAGAACCAAGAAGTTCACGATTATATTGATGCTAACTGGAGTATTCGTGAAGGAGATTATCCTTTCCAAACTCCTGATTCTTTGTTCACTCAGTTCAAACGATCTGCACAGAAAGAAGTCAATTATTTGGTGAAGGAGTTTGAATGTAAGAAAGCAGCAGATTCTTATGCCCGTGCTTCTGTATCGCGCACTGGTGTTCTAGACTGCACTAAACTACATACTTATAAGTATAATGATGATCTCTTTCGAAAGGTTACTACTCTTGCTGATGGTAAGAACCATGGTCTAGTATTTGTTCTTGACTGGTCTGGTTCTATGGCAAATGTCATTGAGGACACTTGCAAGCAACTCTTCAACCTGATTTGGTTCTGTAAGAAAGTTAATATTCCCTTTGAGGTATATGCTTTCACTAATGAATGGATTGTACATGAAACGCTTCCTAGTGGTGCTTGGGCACCTTTGCCTTCTCATTATGAAGCAAAAGAAGGACAACTTGTTGTTGATGAAAACTTCTGTATGATGAACATTCTTACTAGCAAAGTAAATGGTAAGACTCTTGAGCATCAGATGAAGAACATTTATCGTATTGCTTACTACTTTGGATGCCGTGGTTGTTATTCTTATGAACCTGGTCGTCGTGTTTCTCTTTCAGGAACACCTTTGAATGAGGCAATTATTACTCTTCATCAGATTCTGCCTAAGTTTCAGAGTGAAAACAAACTACAGAAAGTTCAGTGTGTAGTTTTGACTGATGGTGAGGCAGGTTTTCTCAATCGCCATGCCACTGTTACTGATTACAAAGGTGAGGAACGTATTGGTTCTAGGCGATTGGTTGCTGATCGCACCTTTGTTCGTGATCGTAAGACTGGTAATACCTATCAAGTCAAGTATCGGTTCAATGAATTTACTGACCTTCTTCTGAAGAACCTCAAAGATAACTTCACTGATATGAATTTGATTGGTATTCGTGTTCTCAATCCTAGAGATGCTAGTTCTTTCATCAAAATGTATAGTGGAGATACTTGGTCTGACGAAGCAGTCAAAATAAATAACACTTGGCGTAAAGAGAAGAGTTTTGTTATCAAGAACTCTGGATATGACGCTTACTTTGGTATGTCTGCTACAGCACTGAACCAGGAAACTGAGTTTGATGTTGATGAAGGTGCTACCAAAGCAAAAATCAAATCTGCTTTTGTAAAATCTCTCAAGACCAAAAAACTGAATAAGCGTATCCTTGGCGAATTTGTTTCACTAGTAGTATGACTGAAGTACCAGAATGGAAGAAAAGGGCTCTACAAGACCCTAAACTCAAAGAGAGGCAATTGGAAGTTCTAATGAATGGTCCTAAGTCTCTGACTGATTCTTGGTTCCTCATGGCCATGAAATACAAATACAGCAGGGACCGGTTCGGAGAGTGACCACTCCACCCCTGACTCTGCCTCACTCTGCCCTATAATAACTTCAGTTCAAACAAACCAATGGCCATCTCCACTGAATATATTTCTTCTTCGCTCCGCAACCTCTATGGGTCTACGGTCACTAGCGCAGAACTGAAAGCATGGTGTGCTATGAACGGAACCACCTATCAGACTGTCTCAAAGAGACTTGATCAATTCAAAGTTGGTCGTGGTAAGTGGAATCTTGAGGTGACTCCTCAAAAGGTTGAAGAGATTGAGCGTACCTATGAAGCACCAGCAGCAATTCCTGCCATAGAACAAAACCTTATTCCTCAGAAAGATGATACCTTCGTCCAGTTTGGTAACT